TAAGGGTAGAATCGTTTCCAACTATAGCAATAATGTTATTTAAAAACCTACATCTTTCATTTCTTGCAACTCTTTGTTGGTTAGTAAATATTCTGTTGTCTGCATTTGTCTTAAAAACATTAAGAGATTGATTTATAATTCCATTTTCAGCAACACCATCTAATGGCTCATACTTGGACTCTATGTCAATTGCAGCAGAACCCAAAGGCTGGTATAGCCAATTATCAGTATCTGCAAAAGAATATATCGTCCTGCTATCAAAGGATCCAGCAACTGGATTTGATGCTGCTGAAAAAACACCAACCTCAGTAATCTCATATCTTTCTTCTGTTGGTAATTCTGCTGTTAGGACTACCTTATCAATACCGTTCTCATTTACAAATCCTCTAGAAATAATAGGAACACGGAACATCTCAAAATCTAAAGACTTCTTTAGTGCGTAGTCTCCAAAAACACCCCCGTCAGAAGCCACTGGACTGGGTCCACAGCCCACGGCAATGTGAGAGGCATACGATTGTGTTTGACCCACAAGATACTTGGCTAAAAGATTTTTACCTATATTAGTTATCATTAATTACTCCCACTATGTATTGTATCATCAAAAATGCTTCCACTGCTTAATATATTAATTTCTGCTTGCTCGCCCTCTTTAACATTAACTAAATTAATAACTAAGTCTCCGCTTATTGGGTCTATATAGACTGATTTGCAGTTAGGTGTTTTTGTCCACTTGGTCTTGTCTTGTTCATTTAGATTGCCGACTGGTGGAGATATATCGTACCCAGTCCCACAGACTGGAAGGTGATCGAATATGGATAAAGATAAAGATTTAAGATAGGAATCAGATGCCTGCAGCCTTAAAACATTGTTTGGGTTATACTGTAAATAAAGGTCTGTTAAATTTTTAATTGGAGTATATATAACTTTTTGTCCATTTACCAGATCATGCCTAGATATAGTGGCAAGTTCGTACCCACCAATATCTTCAAATATAAGGTCTGTCATTATCTCAATAGACATAACCTCATCATTTAAAAGAATAAGGTCTGGTGTTGCAATCTTTACTGATTTATCCTCAGATGCACTTTCTGGATATGGAAGATTTGCAGTTGCATTTGTTGTCATTATAGAACCTCACTTAAAAACACTGTCATGTCTGGGCCATCAGTGTTTCTTGCAAACTCAATGTTATACACAACAAATCTGCTAGATGGATCCGATGCCATGTTTATTGCATTTTCTTGATAGTCTAAACTTACTATGTCTCCCAGTTGAATTGTAGGGATTGCAAATATTTTAACTCCGATAGACTTTCTTGGCTTTGATGTTTTTTCAACCATCCACTTCATTAGGCTTGAGGCTTCATCTTGTGATTGAATGTAGGGAGCAGTCAATGAAAAATCTTTTTTGCCATAAGTCATTCTGCTTAGTTTTATATCTTGGTAGTCTTGTTTAAATTTAAAAGGGTTTGAAATTAGTTTATCTGCAACAAACTGTGGATTTGATTCAAGGCTATTTTTGTCAAAATATTCATCAACTGTTAAGTTGTTATCTGATTGCTGTGTAAAAGTTATTCCTTGAACTCTTAAATAGTTACCACTTGTTTCATCTAGGCTTAGGGCAGTATCTGTTGCATTAAATATCATAAACTCTGCACCGTACGATCCTGCTCTAAAACCAGAAACAACATAGCCCTTTATCTTATTGAATGTTGGAGAAATTTTTGCAGTTAATGCTGGATATGCTTTGTCGTATTTAAAATTAAATATTGCTGCTTCTCTCATAATGCTTCCAAACTCTTCAAAGTATATGTCATACTTTGGAGGCTCTGATGAACCTATTCCAGAAAGGTATGTATTTTGTATTAAACCACTGATAGCATACTTTCTAAAAGATTCGTTTGCGTCAATCTCGGAATCTCCAAAGACAGAGTTAACGGGTGCGCCCAAAGAGAATGAAGTATTTTGAGAATAGTTATTACATAGTGCATAAACATTTTCAAACATTGCTCTTGAAGATCCTCTAGCAAATAATGCTATATTAGAATATACTGGAAGTGGATCATTGTCATCTACTGTTTTTATTAGTTTGCCATTGATGTATAGGTAGAATCTTCTTGCTCTTCCTATATCTTCATACTCTACTGCCAAATCATATACCGTTGGATTTTCCTCAGCAAAAACTCTTGACTGACCAGTAAACCTTCCATCATCAACAGTGATTTTGGCCAGACCATCCCAAAGACTTATTGGAATTGCTTTACCATTATCAGACTTTACCTTATAAAAGAAAACATTGCTAACACTTTGTCTATCTGTTTCTGACAAATTACCCAGCCCAAGGGCTGCTATCTCAAAATAATATCCTACGTTTGTCGTTGGATTTAACATTACTGCAAGCCCAGCAGAACCACCCGCAACGTTAATATTTTTATCTGGTGTAGAACCATTTACAACATAGTAAGTTGAAGATCCGTTTGATGTTTGACCACGGTCTTCGTTTGCCTCAATCTTTCCAATAATTCTAACCCTTGTTCCAAAGTGCTTATACTTTTTCCCTTCTAATGGCTTGTGGACGTATGAAATAAAGTTTCTTGGTTTTTCTTTTGTAGCAAAGTTTGGACCAGTTAGAGAAAGGGCTGATGACTGTACTGACCCTGCAAGTTGCTGAGTGTTTGTAGTTATCTCTCCAACAATAGCAGTTGACATAAAGTTTTTAATGATTCCGCTTCTAGATGATGTTCTTGCTAGTGCATCAGACGATATCCCAGAATCAGTTAATTTTCCAGATGATGCAACAGTTGTTAAAATAGGTAGATCTGTTTTTTCAAAAATATGCTCTGAAGACATATAGCAGCCCTTTACATTGTCATCAGACTTCCAGTAATCAGATATTCCAGCAGAGTGTTCAACCACGGTTGTTCCAAATTGTCCACGACCATGTTTTTGAACCTCTCCATTTTGTAATCTGATAACACCAGATTGCTCAAAATATTTTGGCTCAGAATAAATTCTTACAAGCCCAGTTGGATATATTTTACCATTAAATGGAAGTTTAGAAAAATAATTTTGATAGTCTTCTGTAGAAGTTATCCACACATTACCAAATCCAGTCACGTTGTACTGGACTGCATCGTATTTTATAATTTCTCCTTGTGAATAAAAATATCCATTATATCTTGTAATCCAGTATGCTGCTTCGCCAAGACTAAGGGTATTATTAATTACAATATTGTTTTTTACAATTGGAACATCTACTGTAAGATTAGAGTTTAGTGGTATAGCACTTAGGACGTATGCAGACTGTGTACCTACTTCGTTGTTTATGGATTTTGTATTTTCTGTTCCAGAAACCTCCCATAGGAGTGCAGGCTTATATATATAGAATCTTTCATCATCTAAAAGACTGGCTTGTCGTAAAGAGCCAATAGATCTCTGTATGTGTCTTGTTGTATAATTAATTACACCATCATTGTATACATTATTTGGTTGACTTGATACAGAAATTATGTTTGCAAGTTTAGCATTGGCAAGTGTCTTATTTTTAATTTCTCTATCTTCAAACAAATCATTTGTTCCTTTTAATTCAAACGTTGTAGGCCTTTGCTCTTTGGTTGGCATAATATAATCTTTGCTCATCATGACAAAGTTATTGTACTCATCAAAGAACATTGCAGTCTGAGTTGATACTGCTAAGTCTTGAAGAATTTGTGCAACGCTTTTGTCTGGTCCAACAAAGAAGTATGGAATTATAACTTCTTTTTCATTTGCAACTCTTTTAAAAGTATAGTTGGAAAATCCAACATGGTCTAGCAAAAGAGATACTGCAGAACTAACAGAAACTTCTGTCATTAATATTTGTGGTGCAGTTATTGATTCTAGATACCAATACATGTCTCGTAAAGAAATGGACACAGTCTTACCCATAAGATCTTGCTTAGGGAATGAATCGGAATACAATGTTTTAATTGGTACCCAGTAATCCCATCCTGCAACATCAACGATTACTTCATAAAACTTAAACTGTACATGCCTATTGATATATTTTGCTATAATACTTGATTGATTATTTTCATTAAATGCTTGATCATAATCAAATATATTAATGTTTCCATTAGAAGCAATTAACTGACCAACTGGCAAACCACTTAGTCCAAGATCTGAGGCACTCTTGTTTATTGAATAGTCTAGTGTTTTATCAGATACATTAAGAACAAGTCTTGGAGATATCTCTATAAGGTCAAAGGTTGAGTCTTTTACATTCATTGAGTCTACAACTATTCTAATTCCAGATATGTATTCGAATTCTCTATACTGTGCTTTTCCATCTAATGATTTAGTAAATACGTTTGGAGATGTTGCATCTACAACAAAGTTTGTAAGTCTGTCTACTGTCTCATCTTGTACATACCAACCATACTTTGGCGTTATGATTGCATAATCTGTACCGTTCCAAATATAAAACTTACCTATATCGTTTTCATTTTCTTTAATAAGATAAGCATATCCGAATACAGACTGCTCAGGAAGCAAAGATATACTTGTGTATACTTCAGCAAAAACAAAATTTGCTTTCCATTCATCTGGAACAATTAGTCCATATGATATTTCAACATAGCCATCACTCTTAATGATTGATGAACCATCGGCTCTTCGTACTGCTGGATTAAAAGAAATGACATCTTCCCAATTTGAATCTTTTAAAAATTGAATCTTCCATCTAGTTGGAACTTTTTGGTTTAACTCTCCAAAGAATGGGTCTGAAAATGCTCCAGTTGGGGATGAGAATGGGCCTAAGTTTTCTGTTCCAGTGTGAGTTTGCATTTTAACAACAACCCTATTTGCTGGAATCTTTTCTTTATAAACAACAAAAGGACAAGCATCTTCTATAGAGTTTTGAGAACCTCTTACCTTTGACGCAATACCGTATTCTTGACCAGACTCTGTTCTATATGAAGTCCAGTACTTAAACTTATCATTTTTATCTGGCATATAGTATCTTGGCCTGTCAGCCATAACAAGATTGGGGTGATGCAATTTCCCATTCTCAAAAAATACTGCCTTGTTTATTCCAGATCTTGGTCTAAATTGCTCAAAGCATGCCTCTAAAGAATATAGTGTCTTTAACTTTTCGTTTTTTGTTAGAAATGTTGTTGGAATATTGTCATTGTCAAATGTTCCATCTACAAGGATATCTGCATCTGTTGCTCCTGTATAAAAATTTCCAGCATCATTAATATCAAAACTTGTAGGAAGTGAAGAATAAAGAGAGGAAGCATCTGTTGGTCTGTACCTATAGTTACCAATATGTTTTATATTGGTTGGTATATTCATATTCCATTCTGCTGTTATTATTGACTTGTTTCGTACCGTCGAAGAAGTCTCTAAAAATGTTTGCAGGTCTTTGTCTTCAAACATTACACTTCTTCCAGGCTTATTGAGACATTCCAGAAATCAAAATTAGTTCCTCTTTTTTCAACAGAGTATGAAAAATCACTAATAAACATCTCTATAAGTTGATTATATTGTTGAAGGTGGTCATATGGTTCTGCCGTTCCCTTAAAAATTCCTTTTCTATCATATGCAAGGTATACCCAGAAAGATCCTTTGTGTGCGTCATACCACTCAAGCATATCTGCTCCACCAGCACCACCATCAGATGTATAAGACTTGTACGGAGAAACTCCAGTGACTGTATCAAAGGTTGGTATGTTTGCATGAGACCTAGATGGAATTAAATTCCAACTTGTACTCAAAGTTACCTTGTCTGCAATGTGATACGATCTCATACGACCGTTAATCATTCTTTCACGCTTTTCAATTCTTTCTTCTGAGAACTCAAGAGGCTGTCTGTTGTCATCAGTAATGACCAGGAATTGGTCTAGCAGGGTTTGATCTTCAACGTCATTTGGATCTACCCCAATTTCAAAACCATTGGGGACATACAAACCATTTTTAAGAGTTCCTGTATTTTCAGACCAAAGCATACCACTTGGTCTGTGATATTTCTTGCGACCTTGTATATAGGTTACCCTAGGATCTATATCATCTACCATTTAGTGACACCCCTCTAATTCTTCTGTCGTCAACTCTCTTTATAGTTGACATTACTGCTTGTGCAATATCATTTGGATTTGCATCTGTTTTTGCATTAACTGTTAGTGCATATGTATTATTATACACTGCCCCGCTACCAAGATCTCCATTGTTCATTTTTTTCATATGATCTACACCATAGGTATCTACAGCATACTTACTCATTATAAACTCTCCTGGAGTTAGCATTGCTGGAACAGTATCTGTACCCTTTGCAAAACCACCAAGAGCAAACATCTTAGGAATGAGTCCACCCATAGACCAGTTTCCAAATGCGTTTGCTGCTGCTGCATTTCCACCAAACTTCTTAAGTGTTGCTGCGTCTGCTGCTTTCTTTGCTGCTGCTGCTGCTGCAGCCTTTGCTGCTGAGTCTTTAACAGCCTTTTCTTGTGCAAGCATCCCTGCTGTTGGCTTCATTGCATTTTGTATTGCTGCTGCGTTTTGCTGCTTATATAGACTATCTAGGTGCATACCTGGAGTGCTTCCAGCATTTTTGGTTACATCTCTAACATTCATTGCCTGATTAAAAAGCATAAAATTCTTTGCAGCATCATCTGAAATTCTTTTTAAGTCAGCATAGTGTAATTGTACAACTGATGATTGATCACTT